AGCCCGCCGCAATCACGGTGCCGTTTACGGACGTGGGTGCGGACGACAGGGCAACAGTTACGGTATCCCCACCAAGGGCTTTGAGCTCCAAACACTACCTTTAACAGAGATCAAACTCTATGTGGAAGAGTTTTTGGATTACGCAAGAGCACATCCGGAGTTGACGTTCAGGGTAATAAGAATTGGATGTGGTCTAGCTGGATTTTCTGAATCTCAAATTTCACCTCTGTTCAAAACCGCTCCGAGTAACTGCTGTCTACCTGCACGGTGGACCCGGGAAAAAGTAACTGCATAATCTTTCATTAGGATAATTTAACCATGACACAATCTGACAGCAAGAAATCCGCTGAAGATGAAAACGGTATGACTCCTGAGGAGTACGAGGACGCCGCATTCAGCTTCTACGGTCACATCTGGAATCTGTTGCAGCAAAACCCGTTCTTCATTCAACATGGCTTCTACGTATTTCCGAACGGCGAACGATGGACTATTGAAGAATTAGTCAAACACGCTGACGGTGGCAATCCGGAAGATTCAATCAAAGAGATTTTACAATGACACAAATAATCACGGCAAGGAATGTTAACAGTGCTCTGCACGATGGACTGTGGTATTTGAAAGTGGCTGGTGCACCTGAAACAACTCGAGTAGGTAAAGTTATCGTTGCACCTGGTCCGGTTATTGTTGAATACCAAAAACCTTGTGAACGAGTATTGTTCAGTGCAGCGCGGGACGCCAATCCATACTTTCATTTATTTGAAGCGCTGTTCTTCCTCGCGGGGCGTAATGATCTCGCTTTTCTGTTACAATTCAACTCGCGCTTCCATGAATTCAGTGATGATGGAATAACGTTGCATGGATCATATGGCTACCGTTGGCGGCATTGGAAAGGAGAACGAATTCAAGATCAGCTCATGGTACTGATCAATCACCTAAAGAACAACCCAGAAAGTCGCCGTGCGGTATTGACGATATGGAACCCGGAACTTGATCTGGACGCTGAGGTACGTGATGCGCCATGCAATACTCAGTGCTTTTTCGATTGTCGTGGTGGTGTTCTCAACATGACTGTATGCAACCGTTCCAACGATCTTTTATGGGGGCTTGCCGGGGCAAATGCAGTACATTTTAGTTTTCTAATTGAGTACCTAGCAGCGCACATTGGAATACCAGTTGGGGTCTATCGTCAATTCAGCAATAACTTTCACGCGTACACCGATATGCCTGGATATCCATCAATTGATCCGGCGGTGATCGGTGAGGATGATAAGTACGCTTCTGGGGAAGTGACACCGTTCCTGCTGATACAAGATCCAATCCAGTTTGATCTAGAATTGTCACGATTCATGAGTGATCCGTTGGGTGATACTGCGTACGAAGAATTATTCTTTGAGAAAGTAGCGTACCCGATGTACGCGTCGTGGTCAGACCGTAAGGGTAAGCACAATAACGGTCGATTAGCGGCTGAAGCTATTGGAGCATCAGACTGGCGACTGGCCTGTCGTTCTTGGATAGACCGTCGAGAGAAAGCCAAAACGGTATAACTTACCTATGTCCCCCCGCAATAAACTCATGAAACCACTCTGGCCTGAGAGCCTTGACCTCGGTGCGCCGTTGGACGAACCAAACCGGCTGTGGTACTTACTGCTTGCCGGAATGGTCCAGCGGTATCACTCAGTTCCCACAATCACCTCGGACACCGTGGGAGAACACACGTTCGGTGTGGTATGGCTTTGTGCATTACTCAGCAACGGTACACCCCGTGCGGAACTGCTCTTAGCTGCGGTGTGGCACGACGTACCGGAACTCACCGTCGGAGACATGCCCGCTCCGGCCAAGCGGCGATTGGGTCTGAGTGAATCCTTTGCCGCGATGGAACAGGAAGTGCTAGGGGAAATGTTACAGTTACCGATACCACAATTGACGGTAGACGAGCAGCGGATTCTCACTATTGCGGATCGGGTAGACGGTATGTTACACTGCTGCTATGAACGTGCGTTAGGTAATCAAGTAATCGAGGAAGTGTACGATCGATTTCTGCAGTATATTGTTCAGCTTAAACCAAATCAAACCGAACAGAAAATCGTAAGCGCTGTTGAACATATTTGGAGTGCGTATCATGGCCGATAAGAAAGAACAACGTGAAAATGACTATCAAATTGCGGGCGATCACTACAAAAAGCAAAAGATAAATCATTGGGACTACGTACTTGAAAATAACATCCCTTATATGGAAGCTCAAGTTATCAAATATGTTTCCCGCTGGCGTGATAAGAACGGGCTGGAAGATCTTCGTAAGGCTCAACATTACCTGGCCAAGCTGATCGAATATGAAAATGATCAACGGCGATTGGAAACAACTCTAGTTGACAGTGGAAAACCTGGTCCGGGTTACGTAGATCAGGGCAGGGACAATACTCATGGCTGACAAAACCGCATTCACCACCGGACCAAAACCGGCAGCGCGCAAACCGGACTACTACATCCGAGCTAAACCCCGCACCTATGAGGGTTTAGGTGGAAAGGTCGGAGTGGCTTGGATAAACGATGACAAATCGATCACGATCAAGCTGGAAACGTGTACGGCTTTGTTTGGCAACGATGATTTGCTAATACGAATGTTTCCCGCTGAGCAAGTGAAAGCCCCTGTCACTCAAAAGAATCCACCCTACGCGAGCACAGGTGGATCTGGCCCGTTTGGATACACCGAAGACGGAGACCGCCCGTTTTGAACAAGCCAGTTAAAGTCCCGTTGCGTCAGATTAAACTACGCCCGACGCAGGTGTCAACTCTCACCTGT